TCACACCAGGTCCCGCACACGCACGTCGACGCGCTGCTTTTCGAGCTGGACCCGTTCGTTGAAGTCGAGGCCTTCGAGCAGGCCGTAGTGGAGGCCCTCGCACTGGCCGGTGACCGAATCGGGCTCCTCGATGGCGAGGATCGGGCTGCCGATGCCGACCTCCAGCATCAGCGAGTAGATCTGCCGCAGCTCGGCCTCCGAAAGGTTCGACCAGGTGCCGCGCCAGATCGGCGTGCGGCCGCCGCGCACCGGCACGGTCTCACCGCCAGGAAGCACGCGGATGATCGACTGGTCATCGATCTTGCGGCCGCTGCCCAGCTCGTAATTGAACTCGGGCCGGATGCTCTGCCCAACGACGAAGTTGCCGCAGTTGACGAAGCCATCGGGGTTGGCGGCCGCCGTGTCCTGCAAGCTGAAGCGGATGTAGCGGCGGGTGATGCTGGCGCCCTGCAGCAGGCCGTGGCGGCGGCGCTCGCGCGTCGTCGGCGCCACGCCAAAGCCGCCGAAGTTGGGCGAGCCGAGGATCAGGTCGCCCGGCCCTTCGGCGCCCAGGGCGGGCAGACCGGCAGCGTTGGTCCAGCCATAAACCGCCCAGGACGCCGTGAGCGACAGGTTGGTGTAGAGCGCCGCGATAGTGTCGAACGCCGTATCCGCACCGAGATCGAGATCAACCTGGATGCCGATCGTGCCGCCGCCGGCGCCGCCTTGGCACACCTTCTTGGGCTGGATGTCAGCAAGGTTCGAAGCCGGGAAGTTGCCGGCGATCCCGGCATAGCCGGCGCGGCCGTTGAACTGGCTGCCGGCGATCGGGATCAGACGCACGATCTGGCCATTGCTCATAGCGCGATCAGCCCTTCGATGGTGGTGAGCTCGTCGGCCAGCCTCACGGTGGCGCGGACGACGAGCATGTCGACAGTGGCCGGGCCGCCGAAGGCATTGCCGTCAGGGAAGGCATAATCGATCCGCACGGTTGCCCCTTCGAGGTCGAAGTGCAGCCCCTCGATGTCGATGCTGTCGAGCGCGAACGCCGGCGCCATCAGGGACAGCTGGCGCGCCGCCTCGGCCGTCGCATCGGCCTTGTTGACCAGCAGCGACGATTGCGCCGTGTCGCCGGCGGCATCGCCCCAGCGGGTGCGCAGCGTCGCCGAAACGGCCACTTCCGACCTTTCTGCGGTCTTCAGGAACTCGGCCCGGTCTGTGGTGGCGGTGCTCATTCGGCCTCGCGCTCCCATCGCGTGCGATCGCCATCACAGGCCCAGCTGGTCCCGCGCAGCGCCGCGTCCTCGGCCGAGAGCTCGGCGACGGCAAATCCCGGCCGCCATTGGCCGCAGGTCGGGCACTGCACCTCGACATTGCCGGGCATGCGCTCGCGGGTCGGCAGCTCCGGCCGCTCCTCGGCGGCGAGTTCGAGATAGTTCATAGGAAGGCGATCCACGGAATGGCGCTGGCGCCGCTTGGCGTCAGGCTGGTTTCGGTGACCGTCCCCAGGGTGTAGGAGACGTTGATGAAGCTGGTCAGGGCGGTGCCGCTGCCCTCGGCGTAATCGACGCTCATGCCGAACTCGTTGCCGCCGCCGAAATCGACCGTGCCGGGGTAGACGGTTTTGTTGGTGGTCGTGCTGACCGAATGGTTTTCGCGGCCGACCTCCTGCCACGAACCGCCGCGCTTGGCCCAGAACAGGACCGTGATGAAGCCCGGCTCACCAGGCGCGATGTTGCCGACCGTCACCTGGTACCGGAAGGTGAAGCCGCCGTTGAAGGGTGCGCCGCCGTCCGAGCGGTTGATCACGCGGGTTGGCTCGCCGCCGCCGCCGGCCGAAGACGGGCTGTCGGTGATCGTGCTGCCGACCGTGACGCCCTGCGCCTTGGCCTTCATGGTGAAACCCGAGGCCGACAGTCCTTGCGCGATGATGTTGATGTTCTGGCCCGACGACGCTGCGTTTCCGCCGGGCAGGAAGGTGATCTTGGGCACACCGGGCAAGGTGCTGGGGAAACTCACCACATCGCCGTCGCGCGCCTCACCGCTGGCGACGATCCGGCTATAGGGGTTGCCGTCCGACGCGGTGAAGTTGCTGGCCGCCTGGCCGCTGGTCGGCGACAGCCGCGACAGCACCGGATCACTCGCCTCGACCAGCACGATGGCGGCGATCTCGCTCTCGCTGTGGACCCGGTTGTTGCGGGCATAGCCGAGGCTGCGGCGGCCGGTCGGCACGATGATCCTCTGCCGGCTCGGCCGGCCGCGGAAGGTGTTGATGGTCAACGCCGGGCTGCCGGCGAAACCGATGCGCTGGATGTCGATCGTCCCGGCCGCGGTCAGCCGCCAGAATGCGCCCAGCCCCCCAAAGATGCGATCGAGCAGCGTGCCCAGGCTGGCATCGTCATCGACATAGATCCCGCAGGCGGCCCCCTGCAGGGCGTTGAACGCGGCGACCACGCCGGCCTTGAAGGTCAGCGCCGATCGGCTGGCCACGATGGCGCTGGCGATGTCGGCCGCGCGGGTGTTGCCGAAGGTGGCGTCGCAGGTGAAGGGAAAGTTCGGCGTGTCCCAGGGCCGCGCCAGCAGCATGCCGCCGGCATTGAGGCAGTAATCTACCGCGCCGGCCGCCGGCACGTTGCCCTGCAGCGCCGCGAGGCTGGCGCGGGCCACGCCCAGCGTGAAGGGCGCGCCGCCGTCGTAAAACCCCGCCACTGCCGTCGCCACGCTGTTGGCGAACAGATAGATGCCGTTGGCCCGGTCAACGAGGATCCCCGGAATGCCCAGCACCTGGCCCCAGGCCTGCGGCACGACGCTGCCGGCTGCCCGGTCCTTCACGGCGTCCGTCGAATCCAGCAGCGCGTTGCCCGCACTGCCGAACTTGGTCACCGCCGCCGGCGCGCGCAGCACCTGGCCGGCGTCGACCAGCGTGACGCGGGCGACGCCGAGGATGGTGGTCAGCTCGTCGGCCTTGCCCTTCCAGATCTCGGCGAACGCGCCATCGGCCGGCCGGCCGCCACCAGGCAGCCAGGCCGCGGCCTTTATAACGACGTCCGCGTCCTTCCAGATCAGCCGCGCAGCACCCGCAACGGCCGGCGTCAGCACGAACGACAGGTCGCCATTCTGGGTCTCGGGCCTGGCGGAAAAGTCGCGGCCGTCGAAGCCGATGGCACTGGTGAACTCCGGCGGCGCAATGACCACCGGCTCCCATGACTGGCCGAGATAGTTGGCCGCGCCGACGGCCTTGTAGCAGAAGCGCTGGGCCACCACGACGCCATCGCTGATCCGGCGCGGGCTGCATTCGAAGAGCAGCACCCGGCTCAATTGAGCCTCACGAACTGGCTGTTGAGGTTGCCGCCGCCGAGCACCCGGCCGGCGATGATCGCCTGCATGGCGGCGGTCAGGCCGTCGATGCCCTGGTTGGTCTGGAGGTTGGCGCGGTAGATGTCCTCCAGCGTGGCGTTCGCCTCGGTCAGCTTGTTGTTGGTGGTCTCGGTCCCGGCGCGCGCCGCATCGGCCGCCGCCTTGATGCGATCCTCGGTCGTCTTCACCAGGTCATTGAGCAGCGCGACCGAATCGGCGCGGCCGCTGGCAAAGCCCTGTGTCTTGCCGAACGTCTCCTTCTGGAGGTCATCGATCTGCTGGATGATGCTGGCGATCGCGTCGAGCTGGCTGTCGTCGCCGCCGCGCGCCAGCGCCGTCAGCCGGTCGCGCTCGGCGGTCAGCCCGGCAAGCCGCTCGGTCGGGCTGCCGGTCGCGCGGCTGCCGAATTGCAGGTCGTTCAGCAGGTTCTTGATGCTGCCCGTGGCATTGGCCAGCGTGTCCTTCAACACAGCCGCACGGTCCTCGCCGTTGATCCGCTCGATCTCGACCAGGTCGAAGCCATATTGCTCGGCGATGCTCACCCGCTGCTTCAGCTGGTCTTCGAGCTGGCGGAAGGCCGACGCGAACGGGTTCTGCCGATCGCTGATCAGATCCTCCAGGCTCTTCACCTTCAAGGCTTCGGCGACCGCCTTGTTGATGTTGTCGGCATACTGCTGCAGCACCGCCTGGACACGCGGCGACCGGGTGACGACGCCGCCGTCGCGGATGGCGTCGGCGATGGCCAGCGCCAGCGCTTCGCTCTCGGTGCCGGTGCCCGTGACGGTCTTGCCGTTGATCTTGCCGGTACCGCTGCGGTCGACCCGGAAGCGATCGCCCCGCTTGCCGATCGACACTGCAAAGGTGCCGATCTCGCCGCCCAGCTGGTCCGCGATGGCCTGCAGCGCATCGGTCAGGGTGTTCCCCAGCGCGCCGGTAGCCTTCTGAATGCTGGCATTGCCGCTGCCCGTCTGGCTGATCTTGCCATCGGTGGCTGAGATGGTCGTCGAGCCCTTCTTGGCAAACAAGTTGCCAACGAGGCCACCGAGGATTGAGCCGATGATCTCGCCGCCGGGGATGCCGAACGAGCTGGCAATTCCCCCCAAGGCGCCGCCGATCTGTGCCCCCGTCTTGGAGTTCTTGATGCCCAGCGCGTCGCCGATCCCGCTGATGACGGAGCCCGTTGCGGCGCCGCCGGCGGCCGCGCCGACCTTATCCGCGAAGCCCTGCGCGCGGTTGCCGAAGACGCCGGTAAGGGCCGTCGTCAACTGGCTGCCGATGCCCGTCAGATCGGAGGTGATGCCTTTGCTGTTCTTGGTCCCAAAGCCCAGCTGGCCGATGCCGCTGACAACTGCGCCGGCGCGAGCGCCAAACGCCGTGCCGATCAGGTCTCCGACCTCCTGCGCGGCCCTCGTCGCCTTCTGGTAAAAGCTCCGCGCCTGCTCTTCGCCAAGGCGCTTCGCCTCGGCGACGCGCGCCGCTGCACCCTCTACAACGCCATCGAGACCGCTTTCCCGGCTCGCCTGCTCGCTGGCCGCGATCCGCTCGGCTGACGTCCCACCAATCGGTCGGCCAGCAAGAGCAGCAACGGCAGCCGCGCCACCGAGTCCGGCGATGAGCTGACTATTGCGGCCGGGCAGCGACTGAAGCCGCTCCATGGCATCGGCCAGTTCTTTAGCCTCCCGCTTTGCATCTCGCAGGGCAACTGCTTCGGCCTTAGTCGCGTCCTTGATGCTGTTGAGCGCCGCCTCCTTCTGCTCCAGCGCCTTTCGGTACCCGTCCTCGTACTGCTTTTCGGTGATCAGGTTCTTGGACCGCTTTTCGAACAGTTCGGCCTCGGTGCGCGCGAAACGGCCGTTGGCGGCGGCGGCTTTGTCCGTCGCCTCCCTGATCTTCTCACGGCTCGCCAACGCGCCCGCCGCCCGGACGCGGGCTTGATCGGTGGAGGTTTGCGTCGCGAGGTCGGCCAGTGCTTTTTCGATCTCGGCAATGCGGCCGCTACGAATTCCCGCCGCCTGTGCTGCAGGGTTGCCGAATTCAGTGGCGTTGGTCGGATCGTTCATCCGCGCGACTTCGCCGGCGAGCTTGGCCTTCTCCAGCTCCAACAGCGCGCGAGTCTGAGCACGGGTGGCTTCCGCCAGGCCGAGGCGCTTGGCGGCCTCTTCCCCCTGCCGCTTGATCATCGCGTCCTGGGTTTCGATCGTCCGCTTGACCAGCTGGTCGAACTCTTCCAGCGCCTGCTTCTGGCGCTTCGTCGCTTCGGCGGCCGCGTTGGAGGCCTTCTCGCCTTCAAAAAGCTTCGCGACCAGAGGCGACAGCACGACCAGGCCGGCCGTCAGCGCGATGCCCCAGGGACCGCCGAGAAATGCGCCGACCCTCCCGAGAGCTCCGCCCATGCCTGACAGAGCAAAGGATACCTGCCCGGCCTGCTGCGCAAAGATTGTGGCCGGGTTGATGCCGGCAGCGAGCCCCTGCGAGACATCCCCGATCTGCTGGCCAAGGTTGACGGTCGCGGCCCGCATTTGGCCCGCCGAGTTGGCGACCTTGCCCAGCGAGCGGGCATACTCGTCATAGGCGCGCGTGGCGGCGGCCGCGGCGCGCGCCGCCTCCTGCTCTTCGGCGATGGCACCGACGAGCTTGTTCCGCAGCTCCGCCACCTTGGCCGCAGCGCCCGCCGCAGACTGGTCGAGATTCTTGTATTCGGTCTTCAGCTTCGCTGCGGCCTGCGCGGCATCGAGCTGCTTGACCTTAGTATCAGACAGGTCGCGGTTGAGCTTCTGCAAGGCGTCGGACGCGCCCTTGCCGTCGGCCGAGACTGTGACGTTGACCCGGGTTTCCACAGTCATCGCCGCGCCTCCGCCAGGGCCGTCAGCGCAGCGGTTTCCATGACCTGCAGGTCGCGCATCACCACCGCGTCGACGGTAATGCCGAGCGCGGCCGCCAGTGGCGGGATGGCTTCGTATCTAAGACCGCTGCGCACCGGCAAACCGCCACTCCCTCCGATGATGGCGCTGGGCATCCAGCTCCACTGGGTGTCGAGCGCGAGGAACAATCCCACCGCCCGCCCTTCATCCTCGTCCTCGATCTCGATCGGCTCCGGCTTGGGCCGCTCGGCCATCTGGCGTTTCACCTCCGCCTCGATGGCCGCCGGGTCCTTCATGCCGGTTGCCGCCAATGCCTTTCTCAGGCTGTCGGCGAAGCCGTCTGATCGGCTGTCTCCGCCGCCGCCGCCGGCCCACCAGCGGGCGACGGCACGGAGTTTCCCAGGCGGCTCTCCGGCGTCGCGGTGAGGAAGCCGCCCCAGGCGCGGCCGATGGCCTCGGCAACGCCGGGCTGGTCCATCAGCTGGCCAACGAGCTCGCGCTCGAACGGCGCCGGCTTACCGGCTTCGTCGAGCACGCCGCGCCAGTCGGCCGCGGTGCGCAGCACGAAGTCGACATTCTCCAGCGCGCGGATTTCTTCGATCTCACTTACCCTGACGCGTTGGAACTTGAGCTCGATCGACACCTCTTCGGTGCGGCCGCCATCGATCGCCAGCTGCCAGCGCACCGGCCACCAGACGGCGGCATTCTTCACGAAACGAAAGTTGCTCATCGGTCGGTTCTCACTTGGTCTTGAGGGCGAAGTCGTTGCCGGCGGCCGTCGGCGGCAGCGCGAACGGCATGTTCATGAACAACCGGTTGCTCTCGACACTGAAGGTGATGTCGGTCGGCACGAACACCGAGGTGCTGATCTCGATGATGTTGCCGGCAACGGTGCCGTGGGTCAGCGTGAAGGTCCGCGGCGTTCCCGCCAGGGTGTCGGCGAAATAGTTCTTCACCGAAGGGTCGGGCAGCTCGGCAACCAACGTGCCGCCCGCGCTGCGGCGATCGCCGTCTTCGGCCTTGTCGAAGATGATGCTCCGTGATCCGGTGGTCGAGTAGAGCGTCGTCTTCATGCCCAGGTCGAGGTTGAAGCTGCGGCAACCAAGCGTGAAGCCGTCGAGCGTGATCGCGGTGTTGGCGAGGTTGATCTCCACCGGCGCCGGATAGGTCGGCAGCGTCACGGCCCCGGCGGTGTTCGCCTGCACCGGCACGCCGGCGACGATCAGGCCCAGAAGGTCGAAGGCGAGGCTCGGCAGCTGCTTCTCGGTAAAATCGAACACGGCGTTGCCGCGCGCACCGAACAGCTGCTGGCGGGCATTGTCCTTCCACCAATCGATTGACAGCGCGCCGCCGTCGCCAACGCTGGCCAGCGGGTGAGCGCAATCGATGACGCCGTTGGGCACCGAAGCGCCGAACATGCAGCCGCGCAGCAGCGCTGCCCAAAAGGGCACGCCGGCGGCGGTACCAGCGCCGGACAGCTCAACCGAGAACGGCACGCGGGCATGCACGCCGGTCTTCAGCGAGGGGCGTCGGCCAGGGAACGCCACGTCGATGGCGCGGCGCACTTCAGACGACTGGATCGGCACCGGGTTGAAGCCGAAGACGGTCAGGGCGTTCGTCGCCAGCGACGGCGCCTGGCGGGTGCCGGCAACGGTCTCCGGCACGGCCGCGATGATGGTGGTATCAAGGGGCATGGTGCTTACTCCTCGGTGCTGGCGGCCGGTTCAGCCGGCGCTTCGGTTTCGGGTTTGGCGGAAGCAGCAGCCGCGGCGCGCTGGATGCGCAGCGCCTGCGACACCGGCTCGCCGTCTTCGGCAAGCAGCGTGCCGGTGGCGGTCTCGAAGATCCCGCCGTCGCCAGCGGAATGCTTCGTGGCATCGAACCAGGGCGGCAGGACCTGGTCGTCCTGCGGCTCTGCGGTCTTCGTCTTGGCCTTGCTCATGGCGTTCTCATCCTTGCTTTCTGAGGCGGTAGGAGGTGCGGAAGCGGACGACCCAGCTGACCCGGCCGCCTTCGATGCCGAGGAGGCGGGCGCTGATCGGCCGGATCGGGCGGTATTCGATGCCGTCGGGTGTCCACCCGAGCAGCTGCTGGATGACGAGCCCGACCAGCTGGGCCAGCTCACCCTTGGCCTTGCCGCGTGCGGCGGCGGCGCCGACGATCACCGCGACGTCGAAGTCGAACTCGGACCGGACGACGAGAAGGCCAGAGCCTTCCTGCTCGGGAATGAAGTCCTCGGCCGCCTGAACGACATACGCGGCCGGCAGGGCATGGACCGGCGTCGCCGCCAGCTCGGCCAGGGCCTCGACGCCGTCGACGGTCTTCAGGCCCAACTGGCCGGCGGCGATGCGCGCGATGACATCGTCAAGGATCATGCCGGTGCCCCCATCGCCTTGGCGATGTGACGGCCGAGAATGTCCTCGATCGCGCCGACAGAAGCCGGTGAGAAGCCGAGGAACGGCCGCGCCGGCATGTTGACAGCACCGCGCGGCCCGGCCGGCGTGCGCAGCGCCCTGCCGCTCCTGGGCGTGATCCGGCCGCCGTTCTGGTGGATGGCGGCGTAGATCAGGTTGGTGCCGATGGTGGCGCTGCGGTTGTCGCTGACGGCGGTGATCGATTGGCGCAGGTGGCCGGTGTCGGTCAGCGTCAGGCCGCCCTCCTCGATGGCGCGCCGGCTCGGCTTCCAGCGCAGCCCGTCCGGGCCGGTCTCGGTTTCGAACGCGATCACCGCGTCGGACCGCATCAGGTCGGCGATCGCCGCCATCGCAGGCGTGAAGTCGACCAGCGCCTTCTCGGCCGCCGCCAGGCGTTTCGACAGATCCTCCGAGAAGCGGAACTCGATCATCAGAGCCCCTTCATCGAATCGCGGGTGAACAGCCGGTCGGTCGTGCTGAACAGCACCGGCGCGTCGCTCGCCTCCGCCGGCGCCAGCAGCGCTGCACCTGGCAAAGTGATCTTGCCGGCCGCCATGTCGCGCAGCTGGCGCTGGGCATTGTCGCGGCGGTCGCGGACGCTCTCAGGCAACTCGCCGCGCCACAGATTGGCGACGGCCAGGTTGAAGACGATCATGGTGATCAGCGCCGGCACAGTGGCCAGCGGCGTCGCGTGGCGCGCGGCGAGATAGCTGTCGACCTCGGCCTGCGCATCGGCCAGCGCCGTCGCCAGGCGCGGCACCTCGATTCGGCCGTTGCCGATCGTGTCCGTCAGCCGGATCGCCTCGTCGAGGCCAAGCCGCTCCACGAACGCCTGGGCCGAGAGATAGGGCGACGCGATCGTCGGCACCTGAAAGCCGAAGTTGATGACCGCGAACTCGGCGTCGAGCTCGTAGCGCTGGCCGGCGCTGTCGCTGACCAGCATAGTGACCAGATAGGTCTCGCCATCGGTGCCGCCTTCCAGGCGGATGCGGGCGTTGCGGCCGGAAAAGCCCTGGTCGACGATATCGAGCGGCAGCAACTCCGCCACCGCACCGCGCGGCGTCACGACAGCGCTGATCAACTGCGCGATGGTCTCGCCACCCATCTGGCCGGTGAAGTCGAAGTCATAGACCAGGTCCTCACTGGGCTGTTTGATCTCAGGCATCAGTCTGACCCTCCGAACAGCCGGCGCTTGATACGGCGGCCCCAGCCATCGAGCAGGCGCGGCGGCGGCAGCGAGACGTCCATGATCGTCGGCGGCAACGGCGCGGCCGGCGTGAAGCCGACGATCGTCGTGCCGACGCGAAGCGACACGATCGCCGGCGCGACCTGGACAGGGCCGGCAAAGCCCGCGGCGGCGCTGCCAACGCGCACCGGCACGACAGCCGGGGACCAGCCCACGCTGCTGGCGTCGGAGACTTCAATGCCGGTGCCCAGGATCGGCTGCGCGACGATCCCGCGGCCGCCTTCAAAGCTGCTGGTGTCGTAGATCAGCTGGTCGAGGTAGCCGAGCATGTTGACCTCGCCGCCGGGAACATGCGTGCCGGTCGGCTGCCACGGCGTGTCGCGGCAATAGTCGTAGCGGACGCTGGCGCCGATCCAGTTACCCGACGGCTTGGTGAGCCGCACGACCCGCGCCGAAATGATGGCGCCGGGGATCTCCGCCTTGGTCGACCAATTGTCGGTCGTCACCCAGTGCTGCGGCAGGTTGGTCGTCGCCCCGCCCGGCGTCTCGATGTCCCGGTCAAAGGTGATGTCGATCTGCGTCTTGCCGATGTCGACAAAGCGGGCAGAGACAACCTTGGGGCCGAACGCCTCGACCGTAACCGGCAGGCCGAGCAGCGCCTGCACCCTGGCCACGGCGCCGCGGCCGATGCGACGGAAGGCGCGGATGTTGCCCGCCAGATGCGCCGCGGCCCCGTTGAAGAACGACGTCACATTGCCGGCGAAATCCAGCGTGCTGCCGTTCTGGCCTGCCGGCTGATGGTTGCTGCCATCGCCGTCCAGCGCGTTGTCGTGGATGTGGCAGAGCACCTTGTAGCGGCTGCTGCCGGTGTCGAGCGTGGCGATCTGGTCCCGCAGGCTGACCGTGTTGGCCGGCGAGAGCGACATGTTGCGCCAGGGACCGATCAGCCAGACCTGGGCTTGCGCCGGATTGTTGACGAACAGCGCGTCGAACATGCCCGCGAGGGTGTTGATCAACGACGTGGAGCCGGAGACCGCGTTGTTCTTGATGAGGGCAGTGGCGCGGAAGTCGCAGGCGGCCGCCATGAACGTCATGTAGCCCGACCACAGGCGCCAGCGCGCCGGATCGGCGGAAAGGTCGGTCAGCTCGTCGGCAATCCACTCGTCGATGGTCTCGCCGGAGGCAGATACCTCGACGATCTTGACCGGCGGGTGGTTGGGGCCGAGCAGCTGGCCGAACTCGTCGGCGATCGACATCACGCCCGAACCTGCGGCTGCAACGTCATTGCAGCGCGCAAGCTGGTACTGCGCCGCCGGCACATTGGTGCGGTTGCTTGCCCTGGCAATGCGGACATTGTTCGGCGCGACCGAGGCAAAGGACCCTGGCACCGGCGGCTTGCCGTTGTCGGCGCCGATCGTGATGGTCGACTGGTCGTGGAGCACGAACACCGGCCCGACGCCGAACTTGTTGGCCGCGCTGACCACGTTCGATGGCACGGCGGCGTCGCGCACCTCCAGGCGATAATCGAGGCCATCCCAGCGCATCGGCGCGGTGGTGCCCAGCAACCAGCTGGTGGTGGTCGGATAGCTCAGCCCGGTGGCCGTCCAGTCGATCTGGACGACGCCGTTTTCCCGAAGGATGCGATACTGCAGCGTCTGGCCGGCCTGCTTGCCGCCATCGAACACGACCTCGGCCGGGCCGAGCACGCCCTCGAACACATCCCCGTCCGGCAGCTCGTTGATGGTGATCCCGGCCGGGTTCCAGGCGCCGGGGCCGAGCACTTCGCCATCGGTGACGATGCCCGTGCCGCGAACCGTGAGATCGACGCCATCGCTGGGGTGGCTGCCGATGCCCTTTGTGTCGGCCAGCGTGCGCAGCGGCCGCCAGCTGAGGATCTCGCCGCCATTGAGCACCTCGCTGCTGGCATAGGTCTTGAGGCCCTTGGCGAGGTCGGAAAGGATCTGCGTGTCGGGCAGGCCGCCCGAAAACGGGAAGGCGCCGTCGATGATGGCAACATGCTCGACTGCCGTGCCGGCGCTGGTCCGCGTGGCAACTGACCCGCCGCCCTCGGCGCCGAGAAAGATCTGGTTGAGCCAGGGCGACAGCTGGGTGAGCCAGGTGCTTTCCGGCGTGCCGATCTCGACCTGCGCATCGGCCGGGTCGCCATCGACCGGGATGATGGCGCGGAAGACCCGGAAGTCGTCGGTGCCAGGCCAGCCAATGTTGCAGGCGCCGATGGCGAAGAAATACTTCTCCGGGTTGTCGAGCGCCGTCATGCCCGCCCAGATTGCCTGCGAGGCCGAGCCGTCCCACCACATGCGCTGGACGCTGGTGTTGCTGCCGCTGGCCGATGTGATCAGCTTCCTGGGCTCGGTGGCGGTGGAGCCGCGCTGGGCGATGCACAGGCCGTTAAGCCCGGTCAGGATGCCGTTGTCGATGCTGTCGGCATTGCCGCCCAGGATCGTGGAGTTGCCACCGGTGGCGTTGAAGCCGGTCGACGTCTTGAGGAACGTGCCGAGCCAAAGCCCGCGCTTGCCTGCCAGCGGCGTCTTGAAATTGGCGCCGGGGATCGGCGCGGTCAGCGGCGGATAGCGGAGCGAGCCGCCACCGTTGGTCGAGACGCCGATTGCCATGGGGAAGCTCTCCGGCGGCCGTTACGCGAGCGGGCCGAAGGCGAGGACGTCGAGCGCAGGGATGGTGATCGTCCCGCCCGAGATGAAGGTGGCGGCGCCGGTCTCGGCCAGCTGCACAAGGATGGTGGCGCCATCGAGGAAGGCGACAACCGCCGGGTCGGCCGGGCCGGCGATCGGCACGCTGCCGCCGGTCTTGCCGGCAAAAGTCACCTTGCGGGCGATGCCGGTACCGGAGACGCTGAAGTCGCCGGCGACGACCGCGATCTCGGCGATCTTCTTGCCCGATCCGCTGCCCAGGTTGGTGTCCGCCTCGGCATAGCTGGCGGCCTCGGCCGAGAGCAGCACGATCTTGGTGGTGTTGTCGATCACCAGCCTGGCGGCGTCCATGCCGCCGGCGCCCAGGGCGGCGGTCACCGAAGGATCGAGGTAAGGCAGCGGCATGACGGTCTCCTGAAAAAGAAGGGCGGGACGAAGTCCGGACTTCGCCCCGCCCGGCGGGTTGCGGTACCGGCCGAAACCGGCCGCCACCCGCGCTTGCTGCTTGTTATTCGGTCGGGGCCTTTGCCTTCGCGGGCTTCTTGGCCGGCGGCTTCTTCGCGGCGGGCGGCGCGGCTGCGGCGGGCGCGGCTGCCGGCGGCGTGTCTCCAGCAGCAGGCTGCCCGGCGTCGTTCCCGGCCGTCTGGCCGCCGCCGGCGTCATCGCCGCCGCCGCCAGCCTGGTCGGCAGGCCGCTCGGCGAAAACGTCGGGGTTGCCAGCGATCAGGTCCTCCAGCGCTGCCATGTCGGCGACCGGCAGGAACGCTTTGCCTTCGATCCCCAGCGAGACATCGATGTTGGGGTCACCGAGCAGCAGCTCGATATCGCCCTCGTCCAGGTCGGATGCGGGGACCAGGACAAAGCCCAGACCCCATTCCGGCCCGGTCTCGAACTGGAGGCCGGCGCGGCGGTACGGCAGCCGCGTCGAGACGCAGCGCAGCGACAGCCCGGCGAGGACAAGGGCGGCGAGCTTGCTCACAGCCAGGCCGAGACCTGGGCGCGCGCGGTGCCCTTCCATTCGTTGGTTTCACCGCCGGTGCCGAGCTCGCTGTTGACGATCTTCAGCGCAGGCGACTCATTGGCCGCGCTGACCAGCAGCAGATCGGGCTTCAGGCCGAGCGGGCGGCCGTGATCGCCCTTCATACCGACCATCGCGGCGCGGGCAGCGGCATAGTTCGCCGGCGTCAGCGCCGCCTTGGAGGCGAAGACAGCCTGCCAAAGCCCAAAGCCGGCGGCGCGCCGGGCATCGGCGCCATAGATGAACTGCTTGCGGAAGAAGACGTTCGGATCGTCGGGGTTGTCGAGCGCCGTGAACTGGGTTTCGGTGCGGTTCTGCAGGATCACCGGCTTCACCAGCGCCTTGCTGTCGATCAGGAACCAGGCGGGACCGCCGCCGGCCTGGACGTTCGAGACCGACTGGATGCTGCCGTTGACGTCGAGCACCGGGTGATCGGTGTCGAACATGAACTGGCCGTCGTAGCAGACCGAGGCGAAACCGAGGTTGAGCTGGGCATAGGACAGCTCGCAGGGGTGCTGCGCCGCCGCCTTGCCGAGCGCCGTCATCGGCATGCCATAGACGCCGTACTTGTCGTCCTCGATGGCGTTGCGCGGGACCTGGACGGTGTCTTCAAAATCCTCGTTGCGGATCTTGTAGCCGTATTCCTTCAGGTTGTTGAGGACACGGTCGCCGAGCCACTTCTTCATCCCCGGCATCTGGCCGAGCCAGCCATATTCCTCCTCGGCCGTGGTCGAGGTGGTGACGGTGGTGAAAGACAGATGGTCCTGCGGCGCTTCCGCCAGGCCGGCCAGGAAGTTCGCCTTGAAGCCGGTGAAGAGCGTCTTGAGGTTGCCGGAGTTGATGATCACGAGAGGGTTCTCCTGAGAAAAGGGGGCAGACCGGGATCAGCCGCCGAGCTGGCCGCCGGGGAAGGTGACCCAGACGCCCTGTGCATCGACATCGAAGATCTTGCCGGCGATCGAGCGCGTGGCGCCGCCGTTGGTCTTGGCGACCGTCTGGTCATCGACGCCCCAGCAATCATTGCCGATGTCGGCCTTGGTGATCAGGTCGCCGGCGGACGAGTTTTCGAAGCGGAAGGTGCCCCGCTCGACGGTGCAGCGCACCTCGCCGGCAACTGCCGATCCGGTGGCGCTGATCTGGGCGACGCCATCGGACTTCAGCGTGGTGGCGACAGAGAACGGGACCAGGTCGCCCGCGGCATTGAGCGCGACCATCGCGCCGGCATGAATGACGGCAGCAGCGGCAACGCCGCGATCGGCGACAGCGCCGCTGCGCTGCTTGGTGTCACGTTGTGCGGAAAGAGCGGCCATTGTGGATCAAGCCTCCTTGGCTTTGGCAAAGGTTTCGGGGGACAGGCTCATGTTGCGGGCAACCACCAGCTCGTCGGCGGTCAGCGTGGCGGCACCGGCCAGCGACTCGTCGAGCTTCAGCGATCCGGCGGCGACAACCACCGGCGCAGCGCCCACGAACTGGCGGAAGGCGGCCTCGTCCTTGGCGAGCAGGCCGCGCGCCCATGGCTCCATGGCCGGCGTCAGCTTGCCGGCCTCGGTGGCGGCGGCGATCAACGCGTCATGGCGGTCGCCTTCCAGCTTCGCCAGGCGCGCGTTGGCGTCCTGCAGCGTCTCGATCGGCACGAACTTGGCCGGGTCGGGCTGCGCATTGGCAGCGGCGGCGGCGGCGCTGGCGGCGGCAACGATGTCATCACCGCTGGCGGTTTCCGCCAGGCCGAGCGCGGCGGCCGCGGCCGTCATGGTCTGTTTCGGCCCTGCAGTCTGGGCAATGGCCGCGAGGATGTCGTCCAGCGACGCGGCGGCATCGAGGCCGAGCGCGAGCGCGATCTTGGAATAGTCCACGATGGTCTCCTGGCTGGTGGAAGCGACGGCGAGCAGCTCGTCGATGGCGTTGTCATTGACGAGGCTGCCGTAGCGGATGGCGCTGACGCGCCCGCTGGCCTTGTCGAAGGCAAAGGTGGGGGAGATGTAGCGGTAGGCGCGGGCGGCGAGCTTTTCGGATGCCGCCGGCGTCCACTCGACGTCGGCATAGATCCCGTCGTCTTCGGCCGTCAGGCCCTTGACCCAGCCAGCGGCCTCGGCCTTGCCGCCTTTGCCGGGGCCGACCGCGTGCAGCAGCTGGTGATCGTAATCGAAGGGGATGTCGCGATTGCCGGCATAGGCCAGGCTGGCGGCGACGATGTCCTGTGCGTGCTGCCGGTCGGCAACCGTGAACGGGCCACGGCCATCACGCAGGGTGAAGGTGCCGATCGGCAGCACGCGGATCCGCTGCAGCGCCGTCCCCTCGGCACTGGCGGCGGCGACCAGCTCGCCCTGCTCGACGCCGTGGGTCGCAACCGAAGCCGCGATGAGGGCGCTGCCCGAAGCAGCGGCACGAAAATGCGAGAGGAGGCGCTTGATCACCAGCGCTTGATGCACCGGGCAGCGATGGCCGCTCATGTCCGGTAGCGGACAGGAAACAAGAAGGACCTGAGAGCCCCCTCAGGTGGCCCTTATCACCTTCTCGGACGGCGGCGGCAAGCTGCCTCCGAAATCGGGGCTAGACTCGCGACATCTGCGTCGCTGCAATTGGTCAACGCAAGTGGGGGATTCGCAATGACCGACTTCGATCCGAGGTTCCAGCCTCCGTCGCTTGACGATGAACAAGTCCGCGCCTCGTTGGCTGCCTTGGCGGCGCGCACCGGCATCCTGCACCCCGAGCGTGCCGAATGGATGATCCCGGGCATCATCGAGGGCGCCTCCAGCAATATGGGCCCCGGCCCAACGATCACCGCCTGGAAGAACTTCGACGAGCTGCTCACGGCCGCTGAGAAGCGGCATCTCGGCATCAACCCGCGAGTGAAGGTTTGCCGGATGCTGGCGTTCACCCTGACCGAGCGCGGGCTGGAGGACATCAACGCCAGCCTCTCCGCGATCTTCGCCGCACCGATGCGAGCGGCGCGTCCGGCAGATTACAATGAGGGATCCAGTGGCACGCAGCCCCAGCGTCTCAGCGCTGTTCAGGACAGCCGCACATGCGCTGTGGCGCTCGCGCTTCATGGCACGGTCTTTCCCGCCGGCACGGCGCCCTCGCTTCCACTGGACGGCTGCGATGCGCTCAGCTGCCGCTGCATGTTTGTTACATCCTATCCGCAACTCGAAGCGCGGCGGACCGAGCTGCTGAAGCAGGGGGCTCCAGATGGGTCCGCGCCTCGGGTTGCCCTGAAGCTGTCGCCCCGCGTGTCGGCTTCGGACGATCCCGCCCCACGGCCGGCCGATGTGCGCCAGGACGATCTCTTTGACCCGACCGTGCAGACCAACATGAACTGGCTGCTGGGCGCGGCCGGCGTCTTTCTCGTGCTCTTCTTCGCTGCCATCGTGGCCTGGGCGCCCAAGCCTTGAAAAACCAGTCCCGCTGGGGCATATCGTCATGGCGCGGCCCGTTTCGGACGTTAGGCTCCGGCTTTACAGCAGGGGTCCCTGCGCAATCCCCGACTTCTTCACGAACATGGTTATGAAGCGTGCTTCGGCTTTGCCCGGCGCTACTGCGACCCGCACGTGAAAAACCTCCCCGCTGATGTTCTTGCTCAGCTCGACAACTCTCAGCCCGCGCCAGAGCTCGGAAGACCTGGCCGCCGATGCCGGGGCCTTGAGCACGCTGGAGAAGCGCGCAAAGTCAGCCGCCACGATCGGACGCTGATTTAGCCGGGCTTCCTTCGTTCGGCTCTGGTGGTCATTAAATGCGTGGCGCAGCTCGTCATCGTGCGATGTCAAACGATGCCCGGAAAGATCGATCTTGGCATCTCGATTGACCCTTTCGATGGCAGAACGGCTGACGGGTCCGTGGCTGTGCTTCCACTGACGCGTCGGATTGACCAGCGCCTCGGCGAACCGCTCGGAGATGTCCTTTTCAGGATGGTCTTCCTTCACGAAGCGGCCGCGGACACGATCTTGATCCGGCCGGCCGCCATTGGCGTAACTGCGGCCCTTCATCGCCGCACCGTGCTTGCCCTTCTTCTTCGACGCTGCCGCGATCAGCCCGTCTAGGATCAGCGTCGCCGACGCGACCAAGCCGCCGGTCATGAGATCCAGCAACAGTGCGGCCATTGCCTCAATCTCGCCGGCGACGAGCAGCCGGGCCAGCGTTGACGCCGACTCTGGCGAAACTCGGCCACCGGGCAGATCACTCAGCACCTCCGCGATCGCCGCCTCGTCCAGCTGCAGACCCTCATTCCGCGCCGCGACCAGCGACTGCGCGACCTTCTCTGCCGCCGCCTTTGCCCTGGCGAGGCCGGGGCTGTAGGCAAAGCCGGGGTCGACGCCACGCGGCACCTCCAATCGCTCGCCGGTGGACCGCCGATAGAACGGGACCAGGTCATCGAGCGCCGGCGCCGGATCCGTCACCTTCCAGCCACGGCTCGCCATCATCGCTTCGCTGAGCTGGATGACGGTGCAGCGGCAATTCCAGCCGTTCGGTGGGAAGTGCGCCTGCCACCAGGGATGGTCGACCGGCAGGATCGTGCCGTGCCAGGCCCGGTGCAGCGGCCGCGTGCGGCGATCGAGCACCGCCGAATAGCGCAAATAGGGCAGCAGATCCTTCTGCGCCTGGATGCGATCCCAGAGCGCCGAGGAGCGCGCCATGCGCAGGTTCGTGTCGTAGATGGTGCGCAGCCGGCGCGGGCCGACCATGATTGGCTTGGCCGTGCCGGTCAGATCCTCGTCGGCGACCTTGCCCCACCAGCCTGCCGCTTCGAGCTCCGGCCGCAGCTCGGCCTGCCACTGGGCGAACGGCTTGCCCTCGGCCATGGCATCGAGCAGCGAGACGTGGATCGATCGCAGCAGATCGAGCTTGGCGATCTTGGCAACCGTAAAGGCGTTGACGTGCTCCTCCTGGTAAACCTCGTCCCAGTTGGTGCTGGTCTGATAGCCTTTGGCGTCGAGGAAGCGGATCGCCTCCTCGGGCGCCAGCCCGATCATCTGCTTGATCGAGACGGGGCGTGGATCCTCGGCCATCAGATCGTTTCCAGGAATTGAGCCAGATCGGCGTCATCGACGCGGCCAGCCAGCCTGTCCTCGATATAGCGGCGGCAGCGGTGCCACTGGCGCACGTGCAGCGCACGCGCCCGCTCGGCCTTCGGCTCCTTGCCCCTGCCGATAATCCGCCGCAGGCGCGTGACCCGGCGCCGCCAGGACAGCGGGGCCATGCGCCAATGCTTGCTGCACATGACCCAATCATCCGGGCGGTCGCCGAGCTGGGCCTTGAAGGTGCGGGCGCAGCCGGCGATGCAACAGTGGAGGCGGAAGGCCTCAGCCATCGCTCAGCTGGCCGTCGGCGCCGGTCCGGCCGGCGGCGCGGACCGCGAAGGCGGCGCGTTCGAGCCGCTCGGCAAGCGCCGCGCTGTCCATGCTGGCCAGCGCCGGAACGAGAGCGGCAAGGGCCTCCTTATAGGTGCCGGCGCCCGCGATCGCGGCGCGCAGCGGCTCCACCATCGGACCCAGCACCTGTTCCCAGCCTTCGTCGGCAAGGACCTGCACCAGCTGGTCGATATCGTCGTGCGCATGCACGGCGTTCGGATCTGTGGCCGCGGCCGCAACCCCGGCCGGCCTCTGAGAAGGGCTGAGAAGCGCCGAGAAGGGCTTTTGCCCGGTTCCGGGCATCACCGGGCCACCCGGCGTCGCCAGCGCGCCCGCAGCGCCGCCGTTCGCGGCCGGCACAAGCAACTGCTCGCCGGGCTGTGGATCGGGGATCCCGAGCTTGTCGGCGACAACCGTGGCACCCACACGGCCGCCCATCGACACGAAGGTGCTGACGCCGTCCAGATACAGCTTCAGATCCTCGGCTTCTTCCCGGCCGATGTTGATCTGCGGGTAAAGGGCGCCACCATCGGTCGGGACGCCGAAGTTGAAGTCGATGATGGGCTTGACCAGGTCGCGGTTGAGCGTTGCTGCCAGCGCCTTGGCATCGGCGCGCTCGATGTCACCGCGGACGTCATTGTGCTCCTTGCCGGATCCGCCCAGGCCGCCGCCCTCGCTGTCCGTCGTGGCGGTCTGGCCGAGCACGGCCTTGCTGACCTGCTTGTCGAGATACTCGCAGAGCTTTTGGTAGAGGTCCGCCGAGCCGGTCGAGTTCGAGGCGATGAATTCCATCTGCATCGAGCTCGGGAACACTGCCGCCGCGTCCTGGCTGACATTGGCGACTGCGCGCATCAGCGTGCGGATCTGATCCTCGGTGGCGCCGGCATCGTATTTTCCGACGCGGATCGGGAAGCCATACACCTCGGCAAAGGCCACCCAGTCCTTCAGGGCAAAAGTCTGGAACAGATACGCCCATGCCACCGGCCGGGCGAGGCCGCCGCGGATCGGCAGGCCGCTCTTGGCGCTGTGGACGTGGAAGATGAACTTCGACGGCGGCAGCGGCTGCGGCATGCCGGCGCCGCGCAGCAGCGGCGTCTTGCCGTCCACGCGGTCAAAGTCGAACCACCGCGGATCTCGCCAGTGCAACGCCGCCGGCAGCCAGGGGCTGGTCTTGGTGTTCCAGACGATCTCGGTGAAGCTCGGCCCCTTGCCGACCGCGTCCAGGATGTCGAACAGCTCGGCCTCGACCGTGTCCCGCTTCAGGAAGTTGCGGACCAGCTGGGCCTTGGCCTGGTCGATCTCGGCGTCGCTGGCGGCCTCGACCGTCAACGGCAGCTGGCTCACCTGGCGCTTCCGGGTGCCGAGCACCGAGAGGTAGTGCAGGTACCGCTCTTCCATCGCCTCGGCGAGCTCGAGATAGTCGACGAAATTGCCGTCCTCGGCGCCGCGCAGGATCACCGCCAGGCGCTGAGGCGTCAGGCCATCGGCCGGCCGGCCGGTCGCAACGCTGCGCGCCGACATCATCGACGCGGCGGCGATCTCGCTGGAGAGCATGCGGGCAAGCGGCGTCACGCCATCAGCCGCAACAAGCGTGGGAGGCTGGGCCATGGGTCAGTCCTTCAACTGTTCGAGGGCGTCGCGGCCCTTGTGCGTGATCCGCAACATGGTCTTTGCGGGGCTGCCGCCCGGCGCATAGCGTTCGGCAAGGCCGCGGTCTTCGAGCTGGGGCACGACGCCGCGAAGCGCGCCTACCATCGAGATCAGGCGCGGCTTCTTGCCAACCGCCTTGAGCAGCAGCTTCTGTCCCATTGAGAGCGACCCGGCGTTCATTCGTCGATCCCCGGCTGCTGCAGCCGCAGCTGCTTCACCAGCTTGCGGCCGCTGCGCGTCACCCTCACCAGGTCTCGACCGCCAGCATGCGCCGGCACGGCAAAGCGCAACGCCACTAGGCGCCGGCAGGCCGGCCAGACGATCGGATCCAGCTTCCAGCCGCGCGCCAGGTAGAAGAGGGCATTGCGCTCGCTCTTGTTGAGGTCGCGTGCCGTCGCCGTGGCGAACGACAGCAGTCGTCGGGATGGTGCCGCGTTCACCATCCGCCTCCGCGGCCGAGCGGCGGCATGTCGCCGCTATGGTCCGGCCGCATCGAAAGGCGGCCACTGCGGCCCGAGCTGCTGTCTGCCGGTCGCACCGGGCGATAGTCGTATTCCGGTGCCGCCACGTCGGCCGCGCGGCTCGCCAGCGCCGCCGCCCAGAAGCGGTCGGCGTGAATTGTGCCATCCGGGTCGTCGCCGATGCGCACGCCGCCGCCGGCGGTCGGGATGCGCTTGATGGCGAGGAGGTCGGCGCGGATCACCGGATCGGCCGGGATGCGGATGCGCTGCTGCTCGAAGCGGGTGGCGAGGCTCAAGGCGATGTCGAGCCGGTTGGCGCCCTGCAGCAGCTGGCCTTCGACCCGGCTGCTGCCATAGCGGCGCCTGGCCTCTTCGACCGGCTGCTCGCCCATGCCGCCCTGGTCGAGCCAATAGGCCATCATGCGGCGCTGCTTGATCATCGCGTCGGCCGCGTCGGCTTGCGCCTCGAAAGTTTGGCCGACGCCTTCCCAGCGGTCGCGCAGCCAGAAGACGTCGCCGACCATTTCGAAGCCCCAGAGGATCTGGCCGTCGCGCCGGCGGGCGATGTCGCGGCCCAGGTACCAGAGGCCGCCACGGTAAAGCTCCGGCCGGCCGGCGTCGGCGCTTTGGCAGGCGACCAGGTCCTCCAGCTTGATCAGGCTGCCGCCCGACAGTTTGGGGATGACGTCCAGCTCCTCGCCGGCGTTGGCGCCATAGAAGCCGCGGATGTCGGCGATCCAGGCCGCCTTGTCGGGCACCTTGCGGCCGCGAATGGCGGCAACCTCGGCGATGCGCTCATACAGTCCGGCCTCGATGGCGTCGTCGAAGGTGATCTTGATCACCTCGCCCTTCTGCTCGTTGCTGCGGATCTTCTCGATCAGCTGGTTGAACGGGTTCATCACCCCGTCGTGGGTGGAGATGATGACCACCTGTCCACCCCACATCAGCAGGGCGAGCGCCGCCTTGATCTTTTCTTCCAGCTGACTGTGGAACGCCGCTTCGTCGATGATGACGCAGCCCTGCTTGCCGCGGAAGGCGCGCGGCATCGAGGCGAGCGCGACGATGTTGAAGCCGCTGGCGAAGTTGATGCGGAACGCCTTGATGGCCTTGGTTTCGCCGGCCTCGTTGACGTCGTCGAAGATCTCCTCGCCAACCGCGCTGGCACCGATGCCATAGGCCTTGGCCCACATGGCGCAGGCGTCGATGAACTCGCGCGCCATCTCCTGCTCATAGCCCATGTAGAAGACGTTATCGCCGCCGGCCGAGGCCTGGGCTGCTGCTTTGAGCGCCGACCAGCCGGCCACGCCCCAGGTGAGGCCGATACGCCGGCTCTTCTCGATGACGAGCAGCTGCACGCCGGCCTTCAGCTTCGCCGCCGTCGACGCCTGGTACCGGAGCAGCAGCCGGCCCTGGTCGAGCCGCTGCGAGAGCTGCTCGAACGCCTCGCGGTCGGCCTGGCGCTCCTCAGCGCCGATCTGGGGGGCGGCGAGGGTCGTCACGCCTCGACACCCGCGCCGGCCGACGCCAGGCTGGCGGCATGATCGAATCGGAGAACGTCTTGCTGCTGGAGCGCATCGCTCGCCGCAAAGGGATGCGGCTGTTCTGGCAGGTTGTCGACGGCCGCGTGGAGGTCTGCACCTACCGCGAGCGCTTCGTCCGCCCGGTCTTCACCGGATCGGGCAAGGGCATGGCCGAGCAGCTCGATCGCGCCGCGGCCGTTGCCATCGGCTACTGGGGCCAGCGCGGCACCGATGGCCTGCTGGCGGACTGGTCCGAGGGCTGAAGCCATCAGCGCTTGCCCGCGTTCCAGGCCTTGCGATCGGCAAGGCGCTTGGCCGCGCCGCGGCGACCCTTGGTGCGGCGGTCCGGCTCCGCGATCTGGAGACGGTAAAGCAGCTTCTTCTGGTAGGGCCGCACCTCCGCGATGGTGTTGAAATCTGGCCTCGCTGCCAGGTCCAATCCTGCGAACACCGCGCCCAGCCCATCTACGAGCGCTTGCCGGCCGAAAGATCCGAGCTTCATGCGACAACTCCGATGCTGGTGACGCGCATGGGCGCATCGATGCGCAGCTGGCGGCGCGCCATCGCGGCCTCCGCCTCCGCCTGGGTGGCGAACGGCCCGGCGACGCGCAGCCAGTGCAGCGCGCCCAGGCCGGTCTTGGCCTGCTGTTCGACCGCCCACCTCATGGCAGAGCCTGCCCGAGAACGCGGCGAGCTTGACACGCATTGCCCAGAACCGTTTGGCTGACGCCATGTCGGATCCGCACGAGAGCGAGCGCTACCTGATCGCTTACACGCGAGACAAAATCCGCATGATCGACGACATGTGCGTCGCCTTCGCACAGCGAAGCGGTCACAGGCTGGTGGAAGATCTGGAAAGCGAGCCTGGAAGCAAGCTGCTCAAGATCAAGCTTGGTCCGATCCCGCCTCCAGTTCGTGGCCTGGCGGCCGAGAGTTTGACGAACATGCGAAACGCCCTGGACCAGGCCGTTTTGCATTGCTCCGAGCGCATCAATGCAGCAGCGCGGCGGAAGGCACCGAAGAACGGATGTCACTTTCCATTTGCTGACAGCGCTGATGAGATGAAGAAGCTGCTTGGCGGGGGAAGCTGGCGAGTTCGAGATATTGCTCCCGAGCTGCATCCGACCCTTCAGAGCTTTGCGCCCTACCCGAGCAAACCCGGCGAACCGGGCAATGATCGCCTGCATCATGTCGGGCTGGTGTCCGGCCCCAACAAGCACAAGCTGACTCTGCGTGTGGGCAGCGAAGCCGGGCCCATGCTGATCAGACGCATCCAGCCCCTTAGCGGCCATGGCTTCGATATGATGGCGCCGCGGCTGAATCCCGCGACCAACGAAATTGCCGTGGTCCGGACCCACGTTGACGGACAAATCCTGATCGACTTCGATCTCGAGATCTACGTCGGATTCGAGCACAAGCTGATAGGCAACTACCCGATCGCTGGCGTGCTCATTAAGCAGCTCGATACCGTCGAAAAAGCGATCGAGACCCTCATCGGAAAGACCGACGAGATCGTTGCGGAGCTCTCCAAGGCCGCGAACTAGCTGGCTCATGCCTGGGGCATCCGATAGGCGGCGGTCATCACCTCCAGGGCGGTGGCGTTGGCGGCTTCGAGGCTGAGGCCGGCGACCAGGCAGCTGGCGGAGAGCACGGCGGCGCCGGTGAGGGCGACCTCGACCGGCTTGCCGGCGGCGACATGGGCGGAGAGCAGCGCTTCGGCCTCGCCCGCCCATTGCGCCAGCATGCGGCCGAGCTGTTCGTCGACCGGGATCTCCACGACGTCGCTGCCCGTGACGATCGCGCCAGCCTTGATCGAGGCCAGGTGCGCCTCCGCCTCGGGCCAGCTGCCGGGGCCGAGCAGCAGGAAGCTGAAGGGCCGGCCCTCGTGGGTGTAATCGACCAGGAACGGCCGGCTATGGGTGACAGGATCGCTCATGCCGATGGTCCCCAGATTGCCATGTTGGCGCGGCACTGGGCGCGGGCCAGCATGGGGCCGTTGCGGATTGCTATGGCAATCAGCGCGAGCGCGATGATGCCGACGACGATGCGCTGCAGGCCGCTCATCCCGCGAACTCCGAAACATAGGCGGCGACGATCACCACCAGCGGTGCGACAAAGGCTGCGACGGGGCCAGAGACGCCCATGGCCAGCAGGACGGCGACCATCGCGGCGCACAGCACAACGCCGGTGACGAACGAAAGCTTGCCGACGCTCATGCCTGCACCCCCAGCACCGCGTGGTAGATGTTCTCGACGACCTCTTTGGACAGGCCGGCGGCGGTCGCCGCGCTCTTGGCCGTCTCGGCCGACTCCTTCTTCTGCTCGGCCTTGGCCTTGCGGCGGATCTCTGCGAGCTTGCCGCCGGCGCCGACCAGGTTGTTGATTGCCGAGGCGACGAACATCGCCTCCTTGGGGTCGAGCGTCACCAGCTCGCCGCCTTCCGTCGCGGTCTGCAGCCGCATCAGCGAGGTGTGCGCCAGCTCGATGTTGAGGCTGGCGACTTTGGCTTCGTCGCCGGGGTCGACGCTCTCGACCAGCGCCTTGGCCATTTCACGGCTGTGGCGGAGCTCCCGGCCGATCTCCTCGATCGACTTGGTGTGGCGCGCCAGGGCGGAACGACTGACCGGCTGCGCCAGCTCGTCGAGCTTTGCCTTGATCTGGTCGATCGACCAGCCGTGCTCCAGCCGCAGATCGCTGATCAGCCGCTTGATCTCGGGATCGAGCTTGTCGATCGACGACGGGCGATGGCGCATGGCCTTGCGCATCAGAGGCCGGGCCCCGGCCGCTGGACGCCGGGCACGCTGGCGCGGCCAGCGGCGACATCGAGGCCGCGCTCGGAGAGCGTGGCGACGACCAGGCCATTCGCCAGTTCGTCGGCCTTCAGCAGGCCCTGCTCTTCAAGCCAGGCGATCTCGGTGCGGATCTGAGCGCGGGTGGCGGCCAGACCGTGCGCCGCAACCATGTCGCCCAGGATCGAGGCGTTGAGCCGATACTCGGTCGCTTCGGCCAGCAGCCGCAGGATGACCAGGCGCACGTGCTTGGCGAAGTGCTCGGGATAGCCGCTCATTTACCACCATGCTCCATCAGGAAGCTCTCGATGCGCACGACGCCGGCATGGGTGAGCGCCAGCTTGTCCTGGACGCCGTCGATCTCGCTCTCGACGCGGGCGATATCGGCCTTCGTCGGCAGGTCGCTAATCTTCGTCTCGATGATGGTGACGCGATTTTCGAGCGCGGAATGCTTGGCCTTCATGGCTTCCCCCGCCTTCGATTTTTCCCAGTCGCCGGCACGCCAGAAGGTCGCAACCGCCAGGATGAAAGCGAGGGTCGCGATGACCAGCGCCCCCAAAGGCACCAATTCCAAGCTCACAGCCCCGTCCCCCGCATCGTCATGTTGAGCCCGTCGCCGACGACCGGCGCCCTGGCCTTGGTGTTCTCGCGGCGCTCGACGCGCTCCTGGCAGCCGGTGCAGCGCCGGGCCGAGGGCAGCGCCGCCCGGCGCGCCGGCTCGATCGGCTCGCCACAGCCGACGCAATCATCTGCGCCTGGCTCGGCCAGCGACGCCTGCACCCGGCGCACGCCTTCGCTGCGCTCCGCCTCGGTCAGCCAGGCGGCTTCATCGACGATATCGGTCACGGGCATTGCGCGGCAGCATCGGTGAACAGCAGGCGAAGCGCCTCGCCCCAGCTCGCGAGCTGGCCGACCCAGCCCAGCGTCGCCGGATCGCCGGTCAGCGAGCCGCCGGCAGGCCGCGCCGGCTTCTTCGGCACAGGCGCGAGCAGCTCGGCCGGGCAGACCTGGCGCTCGACCGTCACGGTCTCGACGATGGGGTCGCTGGCGCGGGGCACGGGTTTAGTCGCCTGTGAGGTCTCGCAGGCACCGATCATCGCAAGTGATGCGACCATCAGCAGCCCGCGGTGCACCGGCGATAACAGCCTGGGCATTGCGGTCCTTTCGGATAAGGGCGTCGTTTCGGGCAGCGGCACGCGCGAGCCCGCCGGTCAGCTGGTCGCGGGCAGCGGCGAGCTGGGTGGCGAGGTCGCGGTTGCCGGCGGCAAGGGCGGTGGCCTGGGCGTCGCGGCGCTTCACGGCGGCCGAGCAGGCGGCGCGGGTGGCGTAAAGGTCGCCGGCGGCGATCGCGGCGTCGCAATCGAGGTAACGCTGGCCGCGCGTGGCGGCGTTGCTGATCGCCTGAGGGCAGTTGAGCGTTGTCGGCTCGCCGTTCTTCACGGCGGCCTCGCAGGCCAGCGCTTTGCGCTCGACCTCCCTCAGCCGGTCATGATCGCGGATCAGCCAGACGGCGCCGGCGATGATGGCCGCCAGCGCAAGCAGGCCGGCGATGAAGCCGCCGAGCTTCCAGCCGCGAAGCGCGAGGACAGCCCCCAGCATCAGGCAAACCCCCGCGAGCGTTCATAGCTGCGGGCGATGAATAGCGCGCCGGCCAGCATCGAGAGCGCCGACCAGTCGAGTGGCTCCACCGGCTCATAGCGGATCAGCTGGACGATCGGCACGATCAGGGCGCGCAGCAGCAGCGCGCAGATCAGCCAGCCGCAGGCGGGCCGCCAGGCGCGGATATAGAAGGCCCATGGGCCTGCGGGCGCGGCGCGCGGATGGAATCGAGGCGCCATCAAACGTGCCCCAACTGGGCCGCGCGGCGCAGCCAGCCGCGCAGGAAGACGCGCTGGCTGGGGTCGGCGTTGACGATGGCGCGGTACCGGCCGGCGGCCAGCTGCCGCATGAACTCGACGACCTGGTTGGGGTCGGACCTGTTGGCGGCCGCCACCGTCTTCGGCCCCATGCGACCGTCGACCACCAGGTCGGGAAACTGGCGCTGCAGGTTGACCGCCTGCTGCAACAGCTTCACCGCCGCGACGCCGCCACCGTTGACCGCCTGGTCGAACAGCGCGCCGTCCATGCGCGGTTTCAGCCGGCCGCAGCGGTAGCGATCCCAGAAGCAGCGGCGATAGACTTCGGCCGCCGCCTCGCGGCTGAGCCCGCGGATGTCGAGATAGTCGACGTCACCATCCATATCGACGTCGAGCAGTCGGCGGACGACCGGATCGAGCCGCGCCTCGGCCGCGGCGAAGCGCAGCGAGATGCCATGGTTGGTGGCGCCGCCACGGTCACTCCCGTGGCTGACGAAGCCGCCTTCGAGCTTGAGCAGATGCGCCAGGCACGTCTCGAAGCGTCCCGAAACGGGCACGGTTTTGAAGGGCTGGGCTGCTGCGCGCATGCCCAAAGCGATAGGGTGGAAGTCGCCGGCGGCTCACGTCCGGCAGCGGACGGGACGGCTCAGCCGAAGAGGTCCGGCTCGCGCTCGCGCTTGGCCTCGGCCAGCACCTCATAGACATAGGAACGCGAAAGCCGCAACGCCCTTGCGATTTCATCGCCGCTCATTGCATCCCCCATTTGGATGATGGCGCGGCGGCGCCAGAAGCCGACCGGCAGGACCAGCTGGCGGCCGTGGAAGTATTCGGCGATCAGCGCGGCGGTCTCTGGGCCGACCGCCTGGGTGATGGCATGATCAGCGCCGGGGTGGCGCGGCACGTAGAAGCACGAGCCGGCCATCGCCCCGGCGAGCTGCAGGTAAGCGGCCTCGCCAATGACCTCGATCAGCTCCGCCGCGATCGGCGGAGCGTCGTTCATCGAGACGAGGCGGGCCGACAGCGGTCAGTCCTCGTAATAGTCGGCGGCGACGTGCGCGGCGAGATCGCGGCCCAGCTGGCTGGCGAGCGTTTCGAGTTCGCGCTCGGAGACCTGCTGCACCGCTTCGTCGTGGCCAAGCCTTTCCGCGATGACGGTGGCGATCGTCGCCCCCGCCGGCAGCGCGCCGGCCGCGACCATGCGCTTCACGATGGCGGCGACCAGGCGATACTTCAGCGTCCAGATCGGGTCGGCCAGGCCGGCGACCGACTGGTCCCAGCCGAGCCGCTGGGCAAAGGCCTTCAATGCCTCGATCAGCTTGTAGACCTGCGACTGGTCCGCCCATTGCAGTTGCTGGCAGCCCATTTGGCGACGAGCAAAGGCCTGAAGCGCCGCCTCGGTCGGCTGCCGAATCGCACCGAGCAGCGAGAGCGAGATCCACAGCGCCCGCGCCTTGCGGGCGCCGGGATGGTCAGCCAGGGGCGGCCGACCCGGTACGCTTTTGGACTTCTGGCTGGTCACCGGCGCCCAGCCGAGCCGCTTGAACTCGTCGAGCACCTTGCCCAGCTCGGCCAGCGACATCGTCGTGCAGCTGACCTTGCCGGTCACCCGGTCGAGCAGCGCGCGATAGTCGCCGTCGTCGAAGTCCAGGTCCTTCTGGGCGATCTTGATCTTGGCGATCATCACGCGGCGCTGCGGATCCGGCGGGAACTTCGCCTTCTCCTTCGGCGGTGCGGCCTGCGGCCGGATCGGCACCACGTTTGCGAAGTCGCTGGGCGGCCGATAGGCACCGCCGAGCGCCGTGCGCATGCTGGCGGGCATGCCGCCGCGCTTGCCGCCGTGGGTGTAGACCCGGCTCACTGGCCGGCGTCCATCAGCTCGACGGCCAGCAGCAACCTTGCCGCGGCTCCGAGCAGCATCAGCCGGCGTTGTAACTGCAGCGGCTCGCACTCGCCGGCAACCACGTACTGAGCATGGGCGACACCGGTCTTCATCAGGTGTCGCTTGCCGTAGCCGAGCAGATGCGAGCGGTTATGCTCCAGATGAACCAGCAGATCATGCTCCGCCAGCGAAACGGCCGCCCGCATTTCGACGGTGTCGAGAGTGTCGTCCGTTCTGCTCATGCGCTCACTCCCATCTGTTCGACGGCCAGCAGCAGGCGCGCCGCAGCGGCCAGAGCCTTCTCGCGCCGTCGGGCGGCCAGCCCCCGCGCCGGATCGGCGCGCAGAGCGGCCGCGGCGTCCTTCGCGCCGGTGTCGATCAGGTGGCCGGGGCCAAGCGGCGACAGCGCCGCGCGGTTGGCAGTGATGAGATCGAGCAGCTCGTGCTCGACCGGCGTGACGCCTATCCGCATGTCCGTCATGCAGGCGGCGGGGCTTTTGGGTTTCCGGCTCATGCCAACACCCGCGCGGCCATGAAGCCGACGCCGCCGGCGGCGAACATCAGAAGGATGTTGGCAATGCTGCGGTGGCTGCTTTCGGCGAAGGCGAAGGCCAGGGCGAGCAGCAGCAGGCCGACCGCGATCGACTGCGGCGGCAGCGCGCCGAGATCGTGCATCAGGCTCATCATGCCTTGGCTCCGTCGAAGGCGCGCAGCGCGGCGAGATAGTTCTCGCGGAACCAATCGACGGCCGCTTTGAGGCCGGTCTCAATGGTCTCTGCGTAGATGCCATTGAGGCGATAATGGCCCCACGAGTAACTGACGCTGCTGGCGCATGTAGCGGTGAAAACGGGGCATTCTGCCAAGATGACAAAGCCTAAGAGGCGGCGGTCCGAGCAGCCCTCCAGAAACAGCTCCCAGGCTTCCCAGTCTTCAAGCGGCTCTTCCCGATCCTCTGCGAAGAGATCAGCCGCCCAGGCCAATTCGGTAGGCCAGGGGCCACCCTCGAAAGCCTCGCGGAAGCTCTCCGGCGCGGTGTCCCCGAAGGCGGCAAGACACCAGATGCTGGAGACCCGGCCCGGGCTGTCACGGAGCAGCGCGGCGAGGTCGCGGTCGAAGGTCACGCTCATGCCGCCACCTGCTGGGCCTGGGCAGCAGCCGGGTCGACGACCACCTCGGTGGCCTCGCCCTTCGGCGGCAGCCGGTCGATGAAGAACTCCTCCTTCTGGACGATCGAGAAGCCCTGCGCCTTCAGCCAGTCGAGCGCCTCGTTGTCCTCCGGCGGTGCATGCTCGAGCATGCGGATCGCCGTGACGATCGCCGGCTTGTCGAGCTCGGTCTTGATGCGGAGAAGGCCCCACCAGCCCTGGCTCTTCAGCAGGGCAACTGCCACACGCTCGGGCGTCGGGTGGCCGAGCGCCGGGTTGCTGGTCCGGTGGCCGATCAGGCAGCCGCCCAGCTCCCACGTCTTGCGCTCGCCGGCGATGTCGGCGCCGGATACGGCCCACCAAGGCTTCAGCTTGAGGAAAATCTGCTTCTGCTCGGCGATCGCCGGTGCATCCAGCTCGTCGGCCTGGGCCTTGAGCGAAGCGATGGCAGCATCCACCCGCGCCTTGCGCGCGTCGAGCTGGGCGTCGAGCTCGGCATAGCGGGTGAGCAGCTGGATCGCTTCGCCGGTCGACGACGCGGCGGGCAGTCGTTCGGCCTTGCGGCGGGCAGTTTTAGCCATGGTAAAGGACCTCCTCAGAAGGGTTTGAGACGATCAGCGCGGCCTCGCAGGTGGCGCATTCGGCGGTGATCGTGCGGACATGGAACTGGCGGCCGCCGCAGAATGGGCAGCGCACGCCGGGGTAGTAGAGCAGGCCGAAAGCGACCTGCCGCAGAGGTGTGGGTCGCGCCTGCCAGAAAGCGAGGGCGGCGCTCATTGCGTCACCTGCTCGGTAGTCAGGCCTTCCCGCCGCTGGATCGCGGCGGCTGCCCAGTCGGCGTGAAGACGACGCGCGATGATCAGCAGCTGATTGGTCTCGTGCTGCACGACCTCGTCTTTTTCGCGCCAGTCGTTGACGCGGTTGAGGGCATGAACGGCGGCGGTGTGATCAAGGTATCCGACCATCCGGGCGATCATCGGCAGCGAGTAATCGGTGGATTGACGGAGCAGCCAGCACAGCACGAACCGCGGCCGCGTGACGCAGGCGGTGCGGCCCCTGCCGACAAGCGCCATGGCCGACACCTGCCAATGATCGGCGACAACGACGACCAGGCGTTGCACCCACGGCGCGCTGAGCGCGACGCCGACAGGCATGTCGCCGCTGGTGATGACCAGATCTTCAAGCTCCTTGACCCGCGCCTCCAGCTCGTCGATCCGCCGCTTGGCGGTTTCGCCGCTGCGGCAGATCATGGCTTCCAGCTCGGCCACCCTGTTTTCGAGGTCTGCCGTGCCGCGCTTCTTGGTGAAGAACGCTTGGCCGGCCGGGCCGGCCGGCGGTGCGGGCGGTGGCGCTGTAAAGCTGCGCTCGCGGCCCCAGTCGTCGAGGTCGGGCGTCATGCCCGGTCTCCCGAGATGCACGTCAACTCGGGCTTTGGGCGCGCCTTGGCGCGGGCAGCTACCTCTGCCAGGGTCAGGACCGGCATCGGCTCCGGCCCGTCGAGCAGCCGCTCGATCACCATCAGGCCGGCCTCGATGGTCGCGTCGGCAGTCTGGACTTCGCGGCGGTCGATCTCGCCCTTCGCTTCGAGGACGCCAAGGATCTTGATAGCCGTGCGGATCTGGCGGATCGCATCGGCAACAGTGGCGGGAACGGTGGCCATCGGTCTTCTCCTTCAGGCGGCGACGGGACGCGTGCTGAGCTGTGCCCAGGCGTCGCGGAGGTGGGTGAAAGAAAGCGGGGTGTCCTCGGCAGCGCACAGGACCGATGCGAGCTCGATCACCATCGAGACGCTGCGGAGGCCGCCGGGCTTGACGGTCAGCTCGCCCAGCCAGGCAAGCATGCGCTCGTCATCGATGCCCCATGCGCGGCCAAGCGCCACGCCGTCCTCGACATAAGCGAGGTTCCTGACGACGCGCATGGAGACGCGGCTGTAGAGCTGGGCAAAGGCAACATGGCGGTTGCCACCTTCCAGCCGTGACAGCAGGCCGGCGTTGCCGACCAGCGCGATTCCGATCTTGGTGACATCGTGCAGGCCGCGCAGCTCTTCCAGCGCCGCCTGGGTCAGGTGCTGGGCCTCGTCGATCATGATGAGGCCGTTCGTGCTGCGCAGCCGGTCCTTGATCCGCTTCGTCAACATCTGGGGCGAGCCGCGGGCATCGCGCTCGCCCATTGCGTCAAGGATCTCCGCCAGCATGGTGGCGACGCCAGCCGTGCTGGGCGCCATCGTCGCCAGCCAGCTCTGCGGAACGTCCTCTTCGAACTGGCGCAGCGTGCTGGTCTTCCCAAAGCCGGGGGCGGCGGCGACCACCACCATGTTGCCGCGCTTGGCCCAGTGCAGGTTGGCAGTGATCTGCTTGGCCGCGCGCGTCGGGATGAAGCGCGGCGCCTCGATAGGCTGCGCCCGGCGCAGGGCTTCCTGCTCGATCTCGGCGGTGAACCAGCGGTCGACCTGGGCGGCGACGCGGGCGTTATCGCCCGAGTATTTGCTGACGCCAAAGGCGCTGAGCGTGCCCTGCGACAGGCCGACACGCGCTGCCAGGTCTTGCCAGCTGAGCCCGCGTTCCATTTTGTAGGCATTGAGCCGGGTGCGAACGGCATCGATATCGACCGTTTCGGTGGCTCTATCCTGCGGCTGCGAAGCCATGATATGCAGTCCTTCTTCCGTGGCTGTTGACCCTTGTCAGGGCCAGCCGGTTAAGGGCGCGGCAGGGCTCCACCCCGGCCGCGCCCGCTTCATTCCACCAGCCTGAGACCGGCAGAATTCGGGGTCGCGGCCGTCATCGCGTCGGCGAAACGGTCGAGGTAATCGGGTGCCTGGGCGGCGGCCGTGCGGCCGGTACGGGCGGGGCGAACGGGGCGGATGACTGTCGGCGCCGGCATGTCGGGCTCGGGCTCGCTCAGACCCGAAAGCGCGCGGGCGAGTTCGTCGCCGACCAGCAGCCGCTCGGCTTCCACCGTTGCCTTCACCGCCTTGCGAAGGTCGCTCTTGCGCTTGGCGTGGACCTTTGCGGCCGCCATGTCGTCGAAGCCGCTGGCTTCCCAGATCGGCAGTTCGGCGATCAACGCGCCCTTGGCGTCATAGGCAAAGACGCTGCTGTGCAGATTGTCCGGATCGAAGCGGATCGTCAGCCGCTGGCCGGCATATTGCAGCATGCCTTCGGACCAATAGGTGTTGCCGGCAAAGGAGATGGCGCCGCTCTTGCGGTCCGAGAACACCCGGTCGGCGGCCAGTAGCGCCAGGCGCATCTGCTCTTCGGTGGCGCGGCCAACCGGGGCGCCGGCGGCGATGGATGCGGCAAAGGTCTGGTCGAAGCTGCGGCCGTTGCAGTTGCCACCACGGCGGCCCATCTTGGCGTTAAGCGCGGCGATCTCGCGGGCAATCACCTGCTCGAATGTCGCCAGCGGAATCGCCCGGCTGCCGTAGTTTTCGGGCTTGGCCACCGGCGAATTGCCCGTATAGGCGCCGGCGAATTCCGGGCTCTTGGCGATGAAGTCGCAGAAGTCCTTCCAGGCGCGCTCGATCGGCTTTGACTGGCCGGAATACGGCAGCACGAAGTGGGTTTCGATGCCCAGCAGCGGCAGCAGGCCCAGCGGCTCGTCTTCCTTGACCTTGAAGCGAAAGCGGGTCTTCACGCCGCCGCTGATCCACTTGCCGGCGAAGGACCGGCCATTGTCCATGTAGCAGCGGCGCGGGATGCCGTGGTTCTTGAACAGGTCGGCAAAGGCCAGCCGGACCATGACCGAGTTTTCGCTCTTGTCGGTGCGCCAGGCGAGGATCTTGCGGCTGTAGAGGTCCTGGATGCCGACCGTCATCGGGCGCATGACCTCCCCATCCGGGAAGCGCACCATGACGTCCCACAAATGGCCGTCGATGTTGACCGAATGCATGGCATGCAGGTGCGCCGTGGTGCGGATCTGCGCGGGCACAATCTGGGCAACCCGGTCGCGGCCATGCCGGCAGGCAAGGATGACTTCGGGCGGGATTTCGCGCTCGGCCTTGCGCTGCAGCGTCTTGGCGCTCGGCAGGGTCAGCCCCAGTTCCTTAGCCTTGCGCTGCAGCCGCCAGTAGCAGCTGGCGTGCGTCGGCGGCCCCTCATGCCTCAACCAGTCGGACTTGTAGATCTGCCAAAGCTGCGGATCGATCTCGGCGGTCTTGCCACCGCCCTTCTTCTCCAACGCCAAGTGCGCAAGTCGGTCCGGCCGGGCAACGCCCGCGATGAGGGCGAACCAATTGTTGATCGTGGTGCGGCTGATGTCCTTGTCGGTGGAAACCATCTCGATGCCGCGCGTCTTGGTCAGGCCGCTGGCAACGTGCGCCTCGACCTCCTGGATGACTGCTAGCCGCCGTGCCGCTTCGGCCTGCGCTTTGGCCCCCATCCGCTCGAATGCCGCCCAGGCGGCGGCTGAGGCCGCACCCGGCGCCGCCTTGGGCATCGGCATCGCCACGACGTTGGACGTGTCGGCGATCGGCGCGGCGATAATGCCGCGACGGACCAGCTCAGTCCGCGCCCGCTCTGGCAGCAGCGACGAGTGCCACTCAAAGCCGCCGCCACGCCCGCGCCGTTCACGGTGCAGCAGCTTGCCATCAGCACCGGTGCGCGTCGCCCAGCGCTCATTGGCGATCAGCTCGGAGACCTTGCGCTTGTCGGCCGGCAGGCCCGGCAGACCGAGATCCGCGATCTCCTTGGCGGAGAGCCAGGTGCCGTGCGCCAGCATCAGCGGCGACCTCCGCGAAGGGCGCGTTCGAGCGGCTTTGCGAGCGGCCGGACGGCCTTGATCTCATCGTCCAGCTCGGCCCTCAGCGCGTAGAGATGGCCCAGCCTGGCGGTGGCCATTTCGTCGCCCTGCAGGGCACGCGCGCCAATCTTAACGAGCGCCGCATCGAGCAGGTCATAGCGGCCGGTGATGACGATGAGGCCAAGCCAGCGGGCGGCGGAAACGTTGTGGCCATCCCGCGCCTCGCTGGCATAGGCATCAAGCATCGCCTTGCTGACCGGCTCTTCGAGCATCTCGGACAGCCGGGCAGCGATGTCCTCGCGCTGGCGGCGATCTTCGGACAGCATCGCGCCGCAGCTTGAAGCCATCCAGCGCGACAGATTGGCCAACCCGCCTGCGTCGGCCGGCGGCGCCGGCGACACGAAGTCGAAGGCCATCTGGCCGCGGGGCGCAAAGGGACGCCGCTTGCCCATCAGCCGGCAAGGCCTCGCCGGGCACGCACCTAAGACGTCGACCTTGCGAGGCTCAACTCCAGTTGGCGGCGAATCTGCTTGTCGCGCTCACCCTTGCGCCACTTCCGAACCTTGGCGATCGAGATGCCAAAATCACGAGCCGCGAAGCGGTCAGCCTGCTCCCTCGTGAACCCGTGCCGGTAAAGGTGGTCAGCCATGACCCAGGCCGCGATCATCGTCGCATAGCCGGATACGCTGTTGAGATTGGGGTAGCGGCTCATTCATCACCGTCCGCGCGGGGGTTGCCGTTGCGGTCAAAGGCTTCGAGCAGTTTTGAGATCAGTCGCTTGCGATCAACGACATCCCAGTCCGCCATTTTCTTAATCAGCGATCTGGCTGCTTTTTCGGCGACGTGGCTGGGCGGTTTTGTCGGCAACAGAAGATCCATCGCCTCGGCGATCGAAGCGACGGCGCCTTGCTCGATCCAGCCCATGACGGTGGCAAGTTCTTCGGGCGGCAGCGCGGCGAGCCGCAGCAGCGGCACGAGAAGGCCGGCCATCTCGCGTTGTCGCAGCAGCTTCTTCGCCGCGTCGTCAAACCGCTCGTTGAGGGCCACATAGTTGCGTATGGTCGACTTCTTGACGCCGAGCACTTCGGCGGCGGCCAGGTCCCAGCGCAGGGCCGTTCCAATGCATTGGAACGCATCTTCGTCACTGGCTGATGCGCACAGTTCCGCGATGATTGCTGCGCGGTCAAAGACATCCTCGTCAGCCCGCGCCCAGGCGCTGGCGATCTCCTGTCGGCGCCTTCCAGCACGGTCAGCCGGCACAATTCGCGCCTCGATGTTATCGGCACCATGAAGCCGCAGGCCGGCCAAACGATGCAGGCCATCCACCAGTGTGAATCGATCGCTCCCCGGCAATTGCGCGACGCTGATCGGGTCATATTGGCGATCAGCGATGATCGCTGCGCCAATGGCCTTGGCTTGCGGCTCTTTGAGAGAGCGCAGCCGATCGGACGGTATGTCGATCTTGTCGACCGGGATCACGAGGACGGCGCGAGGCGCCAGCTTTTCGCTCACCCGGCGCTGTCTAGATGCGCCTGAAGTGGCCTTGGCGCCAACCGTCGCGCCCTGCGTCGACACGTCACCGGCCATATCAGGCAGCCTTCACATTTTGACGCTGCGCGACCGGGGCTTTGGCGCTACTACTCGGAATACCGGAAAGGCTCGGGGCTACAGAGGCAGCTTCAATGGCGATCACAGCATCAACGACAGAGGCGACTCGCCGGCTCTTGAAGCCGCGGAGCAGGTTGCTCACCGATTCGGCGGGCAACCCATGTTCGCGCTCAAATTTCGCAAGCGAACCGAAGCGCTTACGAATGGCTGCCTTCACATCTTCAGGGTGGAAGTCCGCGTAATGCATCGTCCGTTATTCCCGGTGTTTGCTCGTTATGGCTAACGATAGTCCGGTAAAACGGAAGTCCGCAAGCGAAAAGTCTCTTTCGCCGGTCGGCGCGCGCATTGACGAGGCCCTGGCGGGGCGGGCGCCGGCTTGGCTCGCCCATCAGACCGGGATAAGCTCGGGCTCGATCAGCGAAATTCGCTATGGCCAGATGCCCGGCGCAGACCGGGCCATACGGATCGCACAAGCCCTTGAAGTGCCAGTGGAATGGCTGATCACCGGTGAACTCCCAGCGGCGAGGCAGCTGGAGGCGGACGATTCTCGCTGGATTATGGCGCCGCACTATACATTGGCGCAGCTCGCTGCTGCCGATCGCGGTGATCCCGTCGACACCTTGCCCATCCACGTCGATTGGCTGACGCCGGAAGCCAGGCGAGCTGATAAGGTCTGGCTGACTGACCTGCCCGCGGCGCTGGCCGATGCCGGTGCGGAAGCTGGCGACATGATCCTTTGTAGCGACGCCGATCGCCATGATCGCGAGGGCAGTTACCTCTACATGATGCGGGACATCGCCATGGTTCGCCGCTTTGAAGGGCCGGCGCTAAGCATGCTCCGCGACAGCGGCGCCAAGTTTGACTGGCGCGCCGTTGAGCCGCCCGATCTTCGCCTGGTCGGCCGCATCCTGGGTGTCATGAAGCTCCGGCCGATCTGA